TATAATACCCATCGCGAAGGGTCGAGCAGAAGCAGATTATTCTGTAGGTGTTTAGGCACTTGTCGGGGAGTTACCGCTCCCCGGTTTCTGCCCGTTTCTATTCATCCCGGCCAACGGCCAGATTATCCACTACTCGTTACTGCTGACCGCATTACCAGATACTTGGGGATCATTCCATGAAAAGGCAAATTTCGCTTCATATAGCCGCCATTCACCCTCAAGGGTTCCCCGTCCGATACATTCATTCGTAAGAGCCGTTCGACGTTGATCGATCAAGAGGACCTCTCCGATTTTCGTGTCCTTGCCTTTAACAAACGCCATTAACGGCAATATTTCCGTTTCGTCGACTGTTTCTTCAAACTCGACCAGTTTCTTTTGTTTGTTATAAATGGCCAGATATTTCATCTGTAGTCTCCTTATATTGCTGTTGACCAATTTGTGGCCAGAAGAGTTCGTACCCATGTATAGAGTCCGACACCGAAAGAGCGGGGAGATGTGGTTTTTCCAATACGAGGGGTTCCTTGACCATTGGAGGACATATTTCCACCATCTGCTATATACTGCGTGTTACTATGGGAATCAACGCCAAAAACATAGCAGGAACCGGACCCTCCTCCAGCCGAATCAGCACGGGATTGTTCATGTCTATGGTGCTGAGTCTCATCCATCAAATCCAACCCAGCCAGGATCTTTCCCGTCGCGTCATTTGCAGCAACCGGTACAAAGCCCGATCGCTGTCTTAACCGGACACGATCTGTATAACCGGCGACTCTGAACGGGTAGATGATTATGGTTTGAGTTCCAGTGGGAGGAGTACCAGTAAAGCCGAATGTTCCGGCTGCGGTCGATACCGCTGAAATCACACAATCCGTCCCTCCAATATTTGCGCAGTACGCCCGCGCGCCGGAATATAAAGGGCCTGATGCGGCAAACGTCGCTGATTCTCCGCTTGAATACCATCGACTAACAAATGCGGCCGCCTGAAGTCCGGCGAGTAACGCATCACGAACAGTTGTGCTGGGCCCGGTCACCGTTACCGTCGAACCGGAAACGTTTCCCGTGAATTCCGTATATCCGAAAACAGAAAGTTTCTTGTTGTACAACTTCGGGATCAGCAAAGGGGCCTGCGCTGTCGTGACGTCGTGCGTCCCATCATGGCGCGGTATTCCCGGAAAATATTCGGGATAATCCGGATGCGCCGTTGATTGCGCGGCTGAATATGGCACTGGATCGTCAAAGAACTCGAGTGTAACGGGCTCACCAATCTTTTTTGATATGGCCATATTAAGCTTCATGATCTGATAGAGATCAGCCGGATCATAGGTGATACCAAGGACAGTACACATCGTTTTTATCGGGTTTACCGTCAGCAGGGCCGCTTCGATCCGTTCCTTGAGTTGCGTTCCGGACGTATTATTGGGCGTTCCCCCAAGATAGAAAATGACGGCGGAAATATTATCAACCAGCAGGTTGATGGTTTCCGGTGCGATAAACCCTGGCTTGTCATCCGGATCTTCAGGATTCCCGCGAGTGAATTTTCCGTTCTTCAATCCGGGATATGAGACGGTTTCTCCGTCTATGGTGATTGTTTCCTCGTCAGGATACATACTCATTGTTTGCCTGCCTGTAGAAAAAAGTTAGAATGTATTGAGCCAGTAATGCTGACTCCATTGATTCTTCCAGCTTCGCCCGATACGACTCGTCAGGAAGGGTTATATACAGATAGAGCGTTTGAAACGATGCCGGTCCGGCTATCCGATCCAGAAAACGCGCCCGTCCGAAAAATGCCGGGGTATAAGGGAACTTGTAGGAATCCAGCGTTGCGCCATACAGGGCGAGGATCTCGGATATACCCGCGAGGTCTATTTTCTTGCGGGAATCGAGCGCGAGCAGCTCCTTCCGGAGCGAAAGTTCGAGTGTCGCGTTATCGAGTCCGAGCGTCCGTTCCCAGTTGTCGATTAATTCTGACGTTGTCGCCTTATAGGATTCCGCGAGCAGATCGACCATACGACCTCTGAACCTTGCAAGCTCCATGGATTTAGCCGCGCACCAAAGCGAAACGTCGCTCGACGCGTCAGCAAGTTGTCGATCCCAAAAATCGCCCGGAGGCAACAGCTTTTGAACTGCCTTCTCATACTCGGCAGCAGTGTGCGGTGTCAGGCCCATGAGGTGGTCCCTATGTCGAGAATTTGCAATTTCGTCGACGAGCCGATTGCTATAGACACCGAGGCATCCGTTATCACAAGGCCGTCGACGATAGCGTCCCGTAACTGCAACGCCGTCACCGAACTCCCCGGCTTTACGTTAAGACTCATCCATGTCTTCATGCGACTAATGGCTGTCGCTCGGTTTGTCGTCGTATCCTCGGTATCCAGCAAGGCGACGGTCGGGTTGACCAGGAGAATCTCGGGCGTTCTCACTGTATAGAGCGTCGGGGCACAGAGTGAATCGATGTAAGACTTTACGAGTTCGAGGTTGGTAACCTGAGAAAGTCCCGTTATATGGGTTCCCTGAACAACCTGAATCAGTAATGCGCCAAAAACACCGAAGTTCTTGAACTCCCATGCGTCCGTGACTTCAGGACTCGAATCGATTGCCCATGCGGCGAAGTCGCCTTTCTTGCCATATCGATTCGTCGATCGAAGATAGAGAAGAACGCGGGAAAGATAGGCGTCATCGGATTCCTCATCCACGCCACCCGTTATTCCGGGAGATACGACCGTAACGGTAGAAGATACTCCGGGCGGGACGGTCGAAATGATCGTCAGTTTCTCTCCCGTAGCAAGATTCGCGTCTGAACCGTTGATCGAAGCTTTGATCGTTCCGGAGCCGGTTCCATCTACACCAATTTTGACGGAATCGGGAAGATAATACTCCTCCCCGTTACTATGCTGCAGAAGAAGACCGGCTGGAACCGGCGTCGACGCTGTACCGACGAACCGCACCGGGCCGGACGCCTGATTCGCGGCCAGCGGCGGAACGCGATCGCTCCAATGCGCCCGCAGATTGTCATGGTCTGCTGTATCGGGGAATATTTGCCGGGAAAGGTAGACGAGATCCCCGTAAAGCTGGTGATACACACCGCTATCCGTCTTCGCGAGAACGGAAAGTAGCGTGTAGCGCGGAGTTTTGCTGATCGGGCTATATCGGGATATATAATCATTAGTGACCCGTTCTTGGAGTGCCGTGAGCTCAGGCCGCTTGAAGTCCATTCCACACCCCCTTGATAAATTCCGTTCCGCCTGATGGTTTCTTGACCACTACCAGATAATTGATCCTGTTCTTTCCCACGACTTCGGTCGTGCAAGAAATATCTTTCGCGAGACCATCCTGCTTGATCCACGCCAACGCCCGCTCAATTTCCTGTCTGACATCGGTCTCCAGTTCGGGCGCGGTCTTTCCCGTTCGGCGCAGAATCCAGAGCTTGCTGCCAAATTCAAGATCAGCCCACCAGCGGCCCCAGTCCGTCCCGAGCGTCATTTCGACGAGAACTTGTATAGACATGAAATTTTCAATCAGTACCGTCGCCATGAAAAACCTTCGTCGAAGCGATATTGGAAAAATCGCCCACGCTTGCGCTTGATAGCGCGAGTGCGAGTGTGCTTTGAAAAACGGAAGGAGATCCGTTTCCGGGTTCGCTTAATGGAGTTCCGCAGGTTATCGAAAGGAGTGTGCTCAAAATAGAATTGTTTTTTTCCAGCTGGCTTTTAAGCTCGTCGACCTTGATAAGGCCGCCGTACTTCTTACCATAGAGCTCGACCGATCCCGATTCTCGCACAACGATCCATCCGCCTGATTCCGTCCACAATGCGGCATCACCGTCTTCCAGATCCGGCGCGCCTTCGATATTGCAAACGGGTAAAATGATCGGGCTACCAGCATCGCCGCCCTCGAAAAAGAAAATCATTGTCCCGCTTTTTGCTTTTGCGATGAAGCCGTACGGGAACATCTCTTTTTTATCGTTTACGGTTTTCCCGTACCGTGTGGTGCCCTGAATCTTGTCGCCGTCACGGTTCGTCAATTTGCCAGTCGTAATGAGATTGCGTATGCGCGCGGATATATTTTTGAGATCAATCAAAGATACGCCTCCCTGTTGACGGTCTGGACGTCGCAGTGTTCCGTTTTCTCATCTGCGAAATACTCGACTTGACACGTCAACAGGGTAGCATCGACACCTATGCCCGGTAGTTTAACGGGCGTTAGAAAATTACATTCCCAGAAGATTTCTTTTTTGTCCAGAGATCCTAATGATTTAAGATTCGTTTCGCTCAAGCCCCAGCCGGGACAGGTGACGGTTATTCGCCGCGCACGCCGTCTTCTGATTTCCGTTTCGCAACGGCGCTTTATCTGTTCCAGGCTGATATTTTGGTCGGTGAGATTGAGCGTCAGAACGCGCTTATTTGGACACTCTTTGTCATATCCGGTTGTTTCGATACCGTAAGGCCCTTTCAGAATGTATTTATAGAATTGCTGCGTCCCGTTATCATCATCCTTGATACTTGTAACGGACTGACCCTCAACAAGCTTAAATCCTTCCGGACGTGACCCGTCTGCAACTGTCCAGACATAGAGACCATTAGCTTGATTCGAGGTAATTATAAACCCCTGATTATCCGCCTCTTGAAGGAGCTTCTGCCACGGGCTCTCGTTTTCCCAGGAGAAACAGGCGACAAGCTTGGTCGGGTCTAATTTACCAGTCGGATAATAAACAACATCCTTCAAACTAAAGGTTCCGAATTCTTTGGCCAATTTGTAGACGATGTTGTACAGCGTCGTGTTGCGTATCTCCCCCGACCACTGGCTGTCGACAATATCGCGTGCCGCCGAACGGGCTACTACCGTATAAACCTGCCGTTGAGCGTCTTCATTAATGGAGATCGCGTCGATATACCCCATGGTTACGTTGCGGCTAACGGCCGCGTTCGTGTAGTAGACAGAAATATGCTGGTGCTTTTTGACCTTTGATCGCTCGCTGAAAGGAAGATCGACCTCGATATAATGGCAGATTTCATCCAAAGATTTCCGGATGTATATTCTTTTCCATTTCAGCGCGGTCTTTTTCTCGTCAACGTAAACATCAATCCTAGACATAGGTCACGGCCCCGTTTATGAAGAACTGGCAATCTACGGACGGATTCAGTTCAACCATTTCGGCATACGTTACGCCGAGCGCCTGCGCGAGGGCGAGTAGCGGTTGATCGATATTGAGTTTGATCTGCAGCTCGTTAAAGAGTTCTTTTTCCTGAAGTGCCGACGCCGTCGCGATACGCACGGCGACAATCGCTTCATGAACGTCGGGATCGGAACCGTCAAGGGAATCTTCAAGTTGCACGAAAAGTTTATAAAGCGATTTGACCTTGTCGGCCGAGATTGTGTCGACGGACGGGATGAGCGTGGCGGCCGCCGCAAAGGCCGTCTGACGGTATAACGCCACCATGGCGTTCTTGGTCGACAGCTCTTTTGTCGTCGAGGGGACAAGTTCGTCCATCGAATAATTGTACTTTGACAAAAAGAGAAGCGCGACATTCGTAATGTTCCTCGCCGTTCCGGCGGGGCTCGTTTCGTCTGTATCCGAGAAAAGATTCTCGACGGTGCTTTTCACGCCGATCACTCCGGATGCGATCGCGGTTACGCAACCGAAAAACGCAAGGGCGAATTGTCGGGGCGATTGGATACCCTGATCGATGAGATTCGTTATTCCGACCGCTTCATTGGTCAGGTTGTTCAGGACAGATTGCGCGGCCTGAATTCTTCCGATGACGCCGAGCATCGACGACTTGATGTTCGTGAACCCGGTGGTCAATGCGCTGATGGAAAGGTTCTCGCTCGTCAGGGAATTCGCGAACGCATCGACCGAAGCGGCCTGAAGGGTCGTTACGGAATCGTCAAGCGCGGCGGACGAAACTATTGATTGCCGGGCCGTCGTGGTCTGACCTACTCGGGTGAAGGATATCGTGATATCGCAGCCGCCCTGAGCGGAGGTCGATTCATCGATATTCCATGTTTCGATGTTTACGGCGAATCGTCCCCAGAACGGTAATACGAGATATCCCGGTTTCTCGTCGCTGGTCGCAATGTCAAGCGCTGAGGTTAACAGATCTCGATCACCGATATAGTTATCGCCGGAAAGGCGCCCGGTAATTTTTATCAGGTGCGGATTGGTATTCAGCCCCTTGCTGGACCATCCTCCGAAGCCGGGATACTGTGACAGGTCGTTCGACTGGCCGCCGGACACGCTGGTCTTCGTGAGAACGAACGGGACGGGATCGCCTCCCGGTGCCTGATAACTCGTCCGACGCGGAAGGCCTCCGCTTTCCGCAAGTCCCTCATTTCTGAGCGCCTTTCGCCAGTTTTTCGAGAAAACTTCAGGCAATGAAAAGTCGAAGCTCATTGATTAGCCCTCGCTTCGCGGATGTTCCCGGTATTGACGGTCATACCCGCTATCGAGTTGCGGGTGCTGACGACCGAAGCCGTAACCGGCACGTCCGACACGACGCGCACGAGCATCTCGGCGTTGCCTGTGAGAATCGCTTCCTGTCGGCTCGCTTGCGGTAACGGGGCTCGCAGACTCGCTGCGGCATATTGCCTTGACGCGACGTTTGCCCGTTCAAGATCCGCCGCGCTGATGCCGGTCCGGGCGGAGAAGGAACGAACATCAGAGAGTCGTTTGCTTTCGGCAGAATCCCCGAGCTTGCCTCCGATATAGCCGCCCGCTTCCCGCCCGGCTTTTGCCATCGCGATCCCGACCAAGGTGCCCGCTCCGGCACCAAGAACACCGCCGATCGCTGTGCCTATTCCGGGTCCAAGGGCAGTTCCGATTAACGCGCCAAGCTTCGCGCCAGCGATCGCGCTTACGGCAATTCCGGCTCCAGCCCCGGCAACAGTTCCGATCGCTCCGCCGACGGCCGCGCCGGAGCGCGTTGCCCTATCATGATTACTCAATTCCGTATCAGCCTTAATAGCGCGAATCTCGCTTATGGTTTGTGGTACTGCGACTAACGCGGCAAGGCCCATACCTGCCAAGGCGGCCTTGCCGGTACCACTCGGTATCCAGTTACTGTTTTTTGAAAGGCTCGCCCCGGTGTCTTTCCATACTTCCGGCGCTGTGTTGGCAAACGCCCCCGCCGTGACTCCCGAACCTCCCCAGTTCGTCACGAATACGGGCATGCCTGCACCGCCCGCACCTGCAACATCTATGCCGACCTTGCCGCCGCGAAGGCCCTTGATATTGCCGATGAGAGTCGTGACAGTTGCCAAGCCTTTTACTGCAACGATCGCTCCAAGTCCGATCGCGATCCCGGTAAATACTCGCTGAAACTTGTCCGGATCTTCGGCGAGTTGATTGAGGCCGTCTGTTACTTTCGATAACGGGCCGGTAAGTTTACTGTCAGCGAATCTATAGAAAGCGGTCTGCAGGTTCTCAATATTCGATTTCGCGTCATTCGCCGCGCGAGCGGAATCCTTCAGAATTGTCGTTCCGTCGGACTGAAGGTCAAGGAATTTTTGCAGGCTTGTAATTGATCCAGTTTTTTTATATTCACCTATTAATGTATTGAAGGCACGCATTGCTTCGCTGCCAAACATTGACCCAATAATATTCTCGTTTCCCTTAGAAAGGACAACGATATCTTTCATAATATCCGCGATACTTCTGAAATTTCCTGAACGATCCTTTAGGCTTACACCAAGTTTTGCTAAATCCTTCTGATTCTGTGGATTTCTTAAATCGGTAAACACAGCCTCAAATGCAGTCGCGGCCTGTTCTGATGATCCGGTTCCCATGCGGATAACCTGAAGCGCAGCACCCATTTCTCGTAATGCTTGTGATCCACTCCGACCTGTGGCAGAATATGCTGATATTGTACGAGGCCCCAGTGAAGCTAGATTTTCAAGTGTAAAAGCACCTGCCTTACCTTGTAGAGTAAGAAGGTCTAGTGATTTCATCGCGTCATCCGCACCGAGCTTCATCTTCTGGAACTCAGCGAAAAGGCCTCCAATATCGGCTCCGCTTGCGCCTGTCGCCTGAATGGCGAGTCCCATTGCTCGAAGATTGCTTTCTGCAAACTCTATGTCGCCGGTACGCTCAAGAACTTGGTCCATGGCTTCATTAAGTGAATCGACGTTTATTTTGATATCGGGAGCCTGCGCGGTCTCCCACATTTTCTTCTTGAGCGCATCGACCCGTTCGGCACTGATGTCCGCCGTGATGCCGAGCCGTGTCATCTTGTCGTCAAAGTCAATGGTGTTCTTAACGGCGGCAGCCGCGCCGATGGAAATGCCAAGCGCCGCGATTTTACTCGAGACGCCGGAAAGAACCCCGTCGACTTTTTTTAACGATGCCGATACGCCGTCCCCGAAGCCCTTGGCATCGGCCCCCGCCTTTTTTATCCCAGCGGAAAAATCGCCTTTTAATGAAAGCGCGACGCCCGCGCGTATCGTATCGCCCATATTACTCCGCTGGCCCGTACCGGTCCATCACCGTGTCATACCACGCCGACAAATCCGGCCAGTCCATTTCCTTTATTTCTTGATAGGACAATCCGGGAAGGAAGTGCATCAAGTCGACGCACATTTCCCGGATCGTTCTCGCTATTTCTCCGACAGACAGCCCTGCGCCGCTGTCGCTTTCGTAGGGTCGTCCTTCTTCTCTGCCTTCTCTTCGACAGGTACCTGCCGATATACGAACCGCTGATAGATATTGTTTGCGCGGTAACGAATTTCCGCATAATCTTCGGGCTCGAGCTCGTTGATAAGCAGAATCGATTCGTTCGTCAGGCTGCCGATGAGCGCGATCATCTGGGCGACGCTCCCGTCGGTATAGGTATCCATCGCAAGCAGGTTTTTTACCTTCGGACGATCGGTGATATCGAGTTCTTTTACCGTTCGTTCCCCGAACGTAATCGGCGTTTTCAACGCGTAGATCATGGGTGTCCTCCCTTATACCTTCTGGCTCTTTCCGCAGTTGAAGGTAACGGTCATTTCCCCGTCGCCGAGTTCAACCGCGTCCGTTGCCCAAGCGTTCGGCATTACGTGCTGACCGCCTCCGTCAATAAATACCGTGAGCGTGTCGTTCGACAGCTCCGCGAACTTCGACGGGTCCATAGTTGCCTGAAGAGAAACCTTCAGCTCGGCGGCAGTCGGCGTTTCGGTATAACCGATATTCTCGTGCGTTTCGGCTTCCTTCGTTTCACGCTTATACGATGCCGGCTTGAAGGTGTTACCGCCCGCCTTCAGCGGGAGTTCTCCCAATGAAGCGGACAACACCCGTTTTACTTTCAGAAGTTTCATGCGTTCTCCTTTAATCGAACTGGGTAAGGCCAACGCCGATATAGAACTGACCGATCAGGGTCGGTTTATGCTGCCAGTTCAACCGACTCTTGGAAGCGACCTCGGCGAGGATAGTTGCTTTGTAGGACTCAAGATCCTGGCACCACTGTTTTTCCTTGATAAAGACTTCCTGATAGATTTCGACCAGGAAACCTTTCCATATTTCCGGCGTCATGACCTTTGCACCCGAGCCGAAGTTTTCAGATGTCTCTGCCAGCTTCCAGGTCTTGTACCGCGTCCGTGCGGTAGAGTTGATATAAGCGCGAATAGCCGATATCGTCTCGACGACCTGAATATCGAGGTAACTCGTGTCGCGATCGCCGTCCGTATTCGTCGTATAACTCGTAACCACGCGCTCGATCAGGACGGTGCCGGTTGAGGACGTTCGATAGGTCGCGACTCCTGCTCCCAGAAGTTTTCCGCGCGCGGTCGCGTTCCGTTCCTGCGTAACGATGAGACCGTCGACTTCGATATCTGTGGTATTCGCCGCCGGATCGTCCGCAAGACGGCGGACGAGCGGAGCGGCGAAGCGACCGGCCCAAACGGCAGGCGTTTGCGGGTTCGTGCCGCGCGGAATGTACACGATATGCGGCGAGTTCGCAGTCGCCTGTTTGATGATCGAGCCTTCAGTACTCTCGTCGCCGTCCTCGCCGCAAAGGGCTACGAACAGACGACCGTCGATCTGGCGGGTTCCGCTGTAGCGGCTCTTCAATTCGGCTGCGAGGGTGATGATATTCGCCGCGTCCGCGAGATCGGTGATTATGTAGTGGTATTTCGTCTCGCCGATCGCCGCGAGCACGGTCGACACGTCGGGATTACCCGCGCCTTGGGTAACGGTTTCAAATGTCGCCGTAACGCCCGCCGGGTCTGCCTCCCCGTAGAGACCGGCAACGCAGGTGATGTAGTTACCGTTTACGCCTTTCGTCAGGGCGGTCATAAGCACCTTCGCGGTATTCGTGGCGTCGACGGAAAGGTCAACTTCCATGTCGCGCAGGGACTGTGCCGCCGCCACGAAGGCCGCCGCCATTTCTGCGGGTGTCCCCGCGTTCGCGACGCTGATGGAAACCTTTCGCCCGGTGATATAGCGGACAAAGGTTCCCGCCTCGGTTGCGGGACCGCCAAAGGTGAGCGACTTTACCGCCTTGATGCCCGCCGCGAGTTCCGCAAGACCGAGCCCGTAGAGCTTCTCGGTCGTGTTCAGGGCAAGGAAGTTCTGCGCCATAACCGAGAGGGGCGAGCCTTCACCGAAGCGGGCCCGGATATTCGATTCGCTTGAAAGGGCCGACACCTTTCCCGCCGCAACCGATCCTGCCGACGTTTTCACGCCGATAAAGAGGACTTTCTTTACCTCATCGGATTCGCCTGCGGCGGAATTGTCGATTTCCTGATATTGACCCGGAACCAGAAGATCGTCGGGTATCTGGGTAAACGTAATAGACAAATTTAACTCCTTGTTTTAGAGCGTCACGCTTTCGTCGACACTCGTGGTGCCGACCTCATGCTCGGCGTCATATCCTTCAAAATTCCCGAGTTCATCGGGCAGCAAGATACCGCCGATGGTCTCGTCATCCACTACCTGTATGCATTCCCCGCGCACATTCCATGACCAGACGACAACCCATATTCCAACGTTCAGCGTGGCGGTCGAGGCATTGAACAGGTTCCGCGCCGACACGTCTGTAGCGCCACCATCGCTCCATTCCGCGTCGATCTCCTTGAGTGCCGGAATCACGACGGAGAGGTATCGGAGCGCCGAATCAAACAGGGTGTCTTTGGTCGAACCGCGAACGACGATCCATGTAGAAAACTTGAGCTTGTGATTGTCATTCGCGTCGATGTCCATCAGTCCGGTGAGAATCGCCGGGGCTCGAATCGCAATGCGTTTCAGCTCCTCGACATCGAAGATGCCGGGATGTGCGTCGACGGTTAACCCTTTCGCCTTGGCGAAAACCTTTTTCAGGTATGTCACGGCTTCGGATCGTATATCGGCGTAGGAAATCATGCTCATTTGGCGGCCTCCGATATTTTCACTTTCAAAGCCTCGTCGACGACGGCGAGTAGTTCGCGTTCGTTTTCAAGGCTGATACCGATGAAGGTACGTGCAGGAGTCTTATCCTCGTAACCGAAGTTTTGCCGGGCGGCGTATATCTTCGTCGCACCGGCAAGAACTTCCCAGTCTCCCGGTTGCGATTCGACGGTATCCCGCAATTCGCCTGTGACGACGAGTTGTGGGCGGGCGCCGGGAAACTTCTCGGCGAGGAAGGCCGCGTATCGTTCGCTTAATGCCTGCCAAGCCGTACCGTCCGGTGCCTTTTTTGTATCGAATCGCTCGACAATCTGGGCCTCAAGTTCGACTCCAAGATCGGTGAGCAACCGGCGACGATCGCCCGCGTCAAGAGCGAGACCGGAAAGACGCTGTGAAAGGGAATCGATCTCGCGAACGTCGAAAGAAACGGCCGCGCCCGACATCAGAGCACCCCGCCTTTCTTCCAGAACCGTCCGTCCGGGATACCGGCGGACTCATCCGGTTCGACGATGCTCGCCTCCTGATAATCGGGGCCGACGAGCCCCCCCTGATGTTCCCGACCGATCGTATCGAGCAATTTAAGATTGCTCGTGTAATGGGCGCGGGAATCTTCGGACGAGGAAACCGAATCGGTAAGGCGATAGAGGGCGAGGTCGGCGCAGATACCCAAAAGGGTATCCGCGAACTGAGCGGGAAGCGGCAACGCGATATCCGACGTGGTCGAGTCCAGAAGCCACGGGAGGTACGTCACAATAACGCCGGTCGCTTCGCAGATAGCAAGGCCAATCCGATCGCTATCGAGCGTCTCGCCGTCGGCACCCAGCGGGAGCGTATTCGGCGGAAACCGCGCGGCCAATTCTTCCACGCTCAGCAGAGGCGTCATTTAGTCGCCACCTCTTTTACTTCGACCCACGGATCGGCCTTGAGCGTTTCGAGCTGCTCAGCGGTCACCCGTTCCTCTTTCGCTATCCCGCGAAGGACAAGGCCAGCCCGGCGGTAAACCGGATAGATCGTCGTGTGCCTGACGGAGACGGTAATCAACTCAACCTCGGACTTTGTGCTGTCGGAGGAATTCGCGTTGTTTGTTTTTCCTTCAGCACCAGTCTGATCCACACCGGTCTCCGTGGTGACCTGGTCGGCGGACGCAGTCTGGTCAACGGTGCCAGTCTGATCCGCGACGGTATTCTCGGTGGTCTGGGCGGAAGCATTCTCCTGCCCATCGGACGGTGTCTGGTCAACGGGACCAGTCTGATCCGCAGCGGTTCCTGCATTGGCCGTATCTTTTCTCTTTACCATCGGTCAACCTCCTTACGCGAGCCACGGGGAGACGATGAGTTCTGCCGTGTGATAGTTCGGGTTCGACGCGCCGTTCGCGAGTGCGAGACTCTCGAGTAACGCGCGGCCTGCCGCCTCTCCGGAGGGCCCTACGACAAGGTGCGTCGGAACTACGCCGAGCTGGTCTCCGCCGTCGCGGGTGAACGTCTGCATTTTGAGGCGGGCGGCCTCGTAGTTCGCGGCGGACAGGGCTTCCTTACACGCCACGGCCTGCTGCCAGAACCCGTATCCGAAGGCGCCGCGATACCGAATGCCGTACAGGTATTCGTCGTAGGTGAAGACGTGATCGTTGCTCGTATCCATCTTCGCCTCGAGCTCCGGGGGATTTCGCGTCTGCCGGATGAGCGGCTTCAGGCTTCCGTTGAGCGAGAGAAGGAACCACGGCGTTCCGGTCGCGGCCGCGTCACCCTGAATGTTGGATACGTTTGCGGCTGTTCCGGTCCCGTCCTCGTTGGGATAAACCGGATGATCGGTATCGAAGAAGTTCTGCCCGTCGAAACAGAGCGTGGCGAATCCCGCCGACAAGAGGCCGAACACCTTCCGGTTCATGAAGGCGACGACCTCGTCCGCCTGGGCACGAGAAAGCGTCCGGTACACGCCGATATTGTCGTCTTCGATGTCAGTCCGGGCAACGCCAAGGGTCGCCTCGTACAGTTCGTTCGGGAGAGCGTAGCCCTTTTCTTTCATGTCCTTGATGACACGCGCGCCGACCCATTGTCGGATCTTCGGGAACTTTTCCAGCCACCCGTAGGTATTGCTCGACGAAGTAGAGGGTACGTCGGTAGCTACCAGCGTATAGAGCGCTTTCGGCATGATCGCGGCGAGCTGATCGCCGAACTCCCCGCGTACCATCGTGCGCAGGTTTTCAAGTGAGGTTGCGGTAATAATCACTTTGCTTTCTCCTTCATCTTTTTCCATTCCTCAGCGGTGTAACCCGCAGCCTTCGCGTACGCCACCTCTTCCGCGTTGAGCGCAGTCTGCGATTCGGGCGGCGTTTCGGACGGTACCGCCGGTTTCGCAGGAATGATTTCGGGCGATACGGCGATGATCGCGGTGAACTTGTCGAGCCCTTCCTGCGTCGAGCAGAGCGCAAGATATTCGTTCTTGCTCGCCGGGGCGATCTTGCGATCGGCGATCGCCTTCTCGACGGCCTCGAGGCCCTTCGCCTTGATACCATCGTCCTGAATCTTTTTCAGACTCCCCTCGGCATTCAGCGCGCGGGTTTCCATTGCCTGCAGATCAGCCCTCGGCGCGTAGAGCGTAAGGTCAACGGGCTTCTGGGCATTCTGCGCGGTTTTCAGGGTCGCGATCGCAGCGATCGCATCCTGTTCCGTTGCCGTATCGGCGAGGCCGAGCACGGCAAGAATTCCTTTCATATTCTTCTCCTCCCGTCCCGAGGACGGATCTTCTGAATTAAGCGCCTCAAGGCGCAAATTGGGTGCATTGGAAAGTGCGGCACGTTTGACGCGGATGATTCGTCCTTGGGGATCGAAATCGAAGACCGGCGATATGTAACGATATTCGAGCGACTCGACGGCGGCGCGACCGCGATCGGTCCATTCGACATCGGCCCAAGTTTCCCCGGTCTCATTGAGAGAAAGGTTGAAAAACCATCCATACGCGGGTGCGTCTTCACCGCGCGGAGCCTTGAGGTCGGTCGCATGATTTTCGTCAATGACGTGGCGAGGTAAATCCGCATTCGATGCGGCGACCACCGTTGCGGGATCGGGATTCGTCCATGATCGTCCGTCACGCCCCTGCACGACGACGCCTGATGGGAGAATCTGAATCCGTGTCGGGGCTTTCCCCTGTTCCATGTTGAGAGCAAAAAAAAGACTGCCGTGCTTCATACACGACAGTCTATCTGATGGGACGAACAGGTTTTGCTAACCGGCGTTAATTAAAAATCAAACTTATTCTGCAGTAGTTCATCAGCCGCGCGATGATAGAGCCGATACACCTGCATGTAGCTAATCTTGTATTCCCGGCAGATTTCGCGCATAGACTCGGTTGTGCCATTGTACCGCGCATAGATTTCACGGGCGATCTCACCCGAGAAAGCTCTCGTTTCCATCGGAATATAGATTTGCGTTCCCCCAAAGAAATTCATCAAACAGCATACGATCTTCTCCGCGTCCGGGTCCCCAATTTCGTCCGCGATAATGCCTCGAAGATCATCGGCGGTTGCAGAGTTTTTCGCCGATCGGGGAATCGAAATCAGCTGACCGCCATACCATTTGCATATTGTTCGTATCGCACGCACTGCGACAATCCTGTCGGCGACTGGAATCGTGCAGGCATCGATCATTTGCTGCACGATCGAAAGTTCGTCATCGACCATCTTGATACCTCCCCCTCGCGCTGTCAGGATCGTAACCGGCTTTTGCGGCCATTGAACGGAGCGCGAGGATAACCTTCGTCGCGTCTCTGTCCGTCATGAACCGGAGCGCATCGACGTGAATCAAGCGGCGAACGAACGATTCGAGCGCCGCGTCGGTTTTGATTCTCGCCGCAAGCTCCCACAGTCCCTTGATGTACTCAAGCTGTTCCTCGGACGCATAACCACGATCGCGGTCGGTTACCGGCATCCTCTTTTTCCCGCTCCGGTTCGCGACGACAAAACCGGCGTTCTTGAGCGCGGCCAATACGGACTCCAGCTCCGCGAGTGTCATTTCCGAACAGCTCGATTTTCCGGTATGATCTTCCTTGAAGCCTCGCGCGGACTCACCCGTTAAACCTACTTTTGAGCACCCGATATGGATGAGCTGGATCAGATTCGTCCTTTTGTCTTTTTGTCTCGCTACCGCCATTGAAAAACCCCTCAAAAACCCGCAAGGCTGTACCGCCTTGCAGGGTCTCCCGTAAATCTCGACGATTCACCCGCGCCGACTCTTTTTCGCCTCGGAAACGGGGTATCTTGACGTGTACTGTTCCATGGCGAATACCGCGAATGTCTCAATCGATCCCAGTCCTTTCTGCTGCACGTACTCATTCAGTTCCTGCCATTTCGCAACCCTGACGAGCATGGTGCGCGCGCCGGTTTCATCCGGCACGGCGAGTCCTACCGTCGCAAGGTGCTTGACCAGTGTCGAGATCCGCCCGAGTCCGAGACGCTTCGTTTCCGCAGAGAGGACCTTGAGCTGGTCCTCGTCGAATGTTACCGTAACTTTTCTCCCACCCATTCCAGCACCTCACAGACTGTTCACGACTTCCGCATCAACGGCGGCTACGCCCATTTCAGCGGCAAGGTTCAACGCCTTGCGCGTCCAGTTATTAATGAGCAGTGGATATGCGACCGAGTAAACGATATCGCGGCGCGTCTGCCTCTGAAGTTTTATGGCGAGCGCCTTACACGCATCGTCGGTGATGACCTTCGCCCGTTCTTTTTGTATCCGGCGGAACTTCACGTCGAGGTATTCCGAGATCTCCTTGCCGGACGCGAACGGCTCAAGTTCAAGAATTTCCATGCGGCGAATTACCTCGCGCGCTTCCCAGTTCTTTGACTCGTCGAGCTTTCCTTTCATTTCGACCTGACCGATGAGAACGATTGCGAGGAGTTTCTTGAACCCGTCCTCAAGTTCCCAGAACCGCTTGAGATACTTCAGCGTCTGGATGGTCAGATCATGCGCTTCCTCGATCATGAGGACGTGACTCCATCCGGCGCGACTCGAGGCGGTCAGGATTTTTTCTATCTGGCGAGCCTTTCCCTCAAGCGTTCTCTTGGGCGATTCAGTCGAACAGTCCGCGATGATAGCGTCGCAAATCAGGCTCGCGGTCAGCCGTCCCTTATCGATGATTCGGGGGGAGATAATTCTTACCTTCTGACCGTCGGCCTGCATCCGGTCGATAGCGAGCCGGCGAATCGTCGTTTTACCTGAACCTGATTCTCCGATCAGAGCAACCATGCCACCGACCTTGGCTGTCTGATAGAGATACTCTGCTGCGAACGCCGAATTGTCGGTGAGGTACACATCGTCGGCGCAGGAGACATCGTCAATAAACGGATCGCGGATAAGTCCATATTTCTTTCTGGCTTCAAGGCTCAACATAAAAATACTCCTTACATCGAGAGGGCGGCGAACCCGTCGCCGGTCTCATACTCGTGGGCTATATCGTCGATACGCGATGCGGGAACCCCGTCGGGGTATTCCTTACGCATCGTCTCGACGAAACCTTCGGGGACGTATCCGAGCCGCGCTTTGATGCGCTTCGCGGATTCGATTGCCGATATCAGGATGTCATGCGCGGCGACCACGTCCGGCATACCGATTGAAACCTGTTCGCCGACCTTTCGTGCCGGGACAATATCGGCGTGCGGCTTGATGAAACTATGTGCAGCAAGCCCCTTGCCGTCGTTTGCCCAGGAGAACGGCACGGCGGATTTCGATACTTCGCCGTCGGCGTTGATCGTCTCTGCTCCTTCGGCGGCAAGCGCAACGAGATCGGCGACATTTTTCTCGACCTTCGTGTCGGGAAGGCTCTTGAACTCCTTCCCGAAGATCGGGGCTGAAAGGTCAAAGCCCGCTTCATCGACTTCGATCGGCTCAATCTCGTACGAGACCATCTCGTCAGCGAGTCGATAGGAAACCAGAATGCTGCACCCGTTCCCTACGAGTACAGGCTGAACGTTCACCTCCTGACCGACGATAAGGCCGGGACAATCCCGGAGACTGTACCGCAAGCTTCTCTTGATGAGCGGGTGCGAATACCCGACGCCGAGGTCGCCGCCTACCTTGCGTGATTCAATGCCGGTGGTCAAAAGCAGGCGGCATATCTCCGCGTCCGGCAGCTCGCGCAGGCGTTCTGCCTGAATCGATTGCCAGAGAGCGAGCCGCGTTCCGACCTTTTGGTGCATTCGCGTGAGACGCGTATCGAGACCGGGAATCATGTTCGCGTTATACGCCGCGCAGAACCGTTCCGCCGCTTCATTAAGTTCTTCGATACTGTGAACCTCTTCCAGCCGGAGGCGGCACTCGAAATGGGTTTCCACGATGTCGTTCGACTTTTCTACTTGGCCCTTTGCCCGCGGATTTCCCGGCATGTGGGGATTCGTCTCGACCTTGAGCGACCTAAGCGCGTTCGTGATCGCCCGGCTTTTGTTCGCGCTGCCCGGGTCCCAGACAAGCAGATCCGGAAGCCCGTGAAAGGCGTAAAGCGGATCGGCCTTTTGACTCCATGCGTAGAGAAGGAAATCGTAAAGCACCGCCGCGCTTTCTCCCGCCGTCGCGTAGTATCTGATGCAGATCGAGCTGGAGTAATGGTCGGTCAGTACGTAGCGCCAGCACTTGAGGTTTTCCCTGCCTTCCAGAAACGGTTTGTTCTTGTAGACCTCGTCGTCGCGCAACAGGTGTTGTTTTCCGCCCGGCGTGAAGTAGAGGAGCGATACCGATGGATCGCATTGATGTACCTGATTCGGGTATTCGGTTCTCATTCTCTGAAAGGGCGATGCGACCTTGACGCTTTCGGCATCGAGCAGAGCTTCCCGGAGCGCGCGGCGTACGCAGGAATCGCTCACCGGAATGTCGTATCCATTCTCCTGCAAAATAGACCGGGCGACGTTGACCGGCATGGTTTTCTTGCCGTTCTTGCGGATGCCCGTACGGATCATCGCCGCGAGCATCTTTATCGTCCCGTCGTCCACCGTTCGATTGCCGGAATCCGCGCGCGTCTTCCGCCCGGAATCCCAGCCAGCCTCCTCCAGTTCGCGATATGCGCGCTGGAGCGGAAAACCATGCAATCGGGCAAACTCCTTGATTTGCCGGGATCGTTCGCTCGCGTTCGAGGCGCGTTCAATTCGTTCAATCCATTCGGCATACATGGGCTATTCCTTTTCCGGTTCGATCGGTCTGATATTCTGGATCGCTTCGTCGATCTGGTCGTAGAGTTCTTTTAGTCGCTCAATCATCGTTCCGATCAACTCCTCACCCATCCATGCGTCAAGCTGGTCTACCTTGATCCCTTCGATCCGCTGGGCACGATCGATCGTTGCGATAGCTCGTTCGAGATGGAAGTCGACCGAGCCTATCTCGTCAAGGAAATCTTTCTTGATCGGTATGAGCGCGCCCTCGGCGAGATCTCGCGCGGTCGGCGGCTCGCGGTAGCGGAGCTGGTTTTCCATGTCGTTGATCTTCGTTTCTTTCTGCTCGATCGCCGCGTCCTGCGCCTTCCGGTCTTTCTCGCGTTTTTCGCGTTCCTTCCGGAGCGATTCGCGGAGTTCCTTGACACTCATCTGCTCGATGTCATCAAGGGTCATTCCTGCAACCTGATTGCCATCTTCGAGTCCTTGAATCTCATCATCATCAAGGACGGATAGTGCAATCAACTTCGTATTACTCAAATACGAAATTGATTTCGTATTTGAAAATTTCCGGGCCGCCGTCATGGCGTATTGTGCGGATCTGGGGGACATCTGAATACTGTCAAGAACTTGCAGAAATCCGCCGTGCTCTTCGTTCGCTTTCATTCGGATCAGTCGTTTTCCAATTTCAATAAGCGAGGTAGCCATCTGATCTTGATAAAATCGAACTTCATTCTCAAGTCGAAGCCGTTCATACGGCTGGCCATCTCCAAACTCTTCTTCAGCTTCCTGGATGGTTAAATCATGTTGTTCCTGTTCTGCGTGCGCGAGATCCATTGTCTTCGCGTCCTCATTTACTTCGAGAATTGCTTTTCTCCCCATTTTGTTACCTTATTGCATTGCTGATGCATATTTAGCTTCTTCTTCAGAGAGCAATAATTTTGCAGTCTGATAGGATCTCATAATCCGACCCGCGATACCTGCGAATGTGGGCGATAATCTCCAACGTGCATTTTTGTTCCGGTTCACCCACTGGTATTTCTCAAAGACTGCCATGTCTCGACAAATATTTGCTTCGCTTGTTCCTACCAGTTTTGCAAGTTCTTTATTTGTAAGACCGGCGACATGATGTTCATGAAGAAAGCTTACAATCATGAATATCCGTTCCTGACTATTCAGCTTGTCCACTGAGCGCAACCTCCTTCAGAAACAGTCCCAGCCTGATGAGCGGGCTAAACTGAATATCCACGCCGAAGTTCTTGATTCCGAGCGCTACGCGATACAACCCTCCGTACATATTCCCTCCCGCACGGGGCCGTCAAAGGGCCGCCACGTCGAGGGGAATCTGCTGGTACTTTCCCTCGGCGTCTCGCTGATAGATCCGGAGGTACTGCTTGCTCCCGGATACCTGTATGCTCTCGGTTATCGCCTCCATGGCGCGTTTCCAGTCGGGGTCCTGAATCTCGAGGCGGCGAAGCCCGAGTACGCGCGCGGTGTTGATCTTGCCGGACTTGTCCACCTGAAAGGCGTCGTTCACGAGCAGGCGTAATTCCGGGCGAGCCCCCACGCTCCACTTGTCAAAGCAGCTTCCGATGATCTCGCGGGCAATCTGAAGGCGCTCATCGAATACGATCGTCTCGTCCATCGCGATAATGATTTTGAATCGCCCGTCGTACGTCATGAGCGTAACGTTCCCTTTCTTGCCGCCGAACTGTTTCCCGTACTTCTCCGCGCTGAGCGAAATGAACGTGAAGATATCGTCGCGGATGTCCTGCTTGAATCCCTGCAGGACGGACTTCATGTCGAGTGCTCGGGCGGCGATTCCCCTGACGGTTTGATCACGCAGTTTGTCGATTTCATTTACCATCTCGACGGGAACCTGACGGCCCTGCGAGTCCTCCATGTAATCGTTCGTATTCATGACAGCTCCTTTACCGCGTTACGGTATTCTTCTTCGGCGTCAGCAAAATTGAATCGCTGAACGCGGCTTGCTTTTTTTACCGTCATCCCGGCGGGAAGAAAGTATTCCAGAGAACGACAGACGTAGTAACGTTCGTCAAAAAGCCATAACTCGATTTCGCTTTTTCGTTTCTCGCTATAAAACATCTGCCTGTTCAATACCATTCCGGGTTCCCGTTCGCAGTTTGGGCGGTTATCGGTTTCGATGTATAAAAGACGGCGACGGCCCGCCCCGTTCACATGGCGAATCTCGCGCGCTTCGTCCATCCGGGCTTGCGTTAGCAATTCGCTCCAGCAGGTGAAACCGAAGAAAACCGCCACGCTGTCCCTGATCGAGCCGAACGCGTCGTCGTGCGTTTGCGCGAGGTACAGGTTGAGGCTCGTTACGCCGAGCAGGGAGGCGAGTTCCGGAATCGTCATATTCCGCTCGTCGCAGAAATGCTTAATGGGATTCCGCACGGTTCGCCTCCAGCGAGAAGAAGCCTTCGATTTCCGAGGGTTTTACCCGCATGGCCTTGTTCGCCATGAGAATTCCGAAGGATGCTACAACCTGCAGTCCCTCGAACGTCAAACTCCGTGTCGCCTGCAAGGCCTGTTCGGAGGTGATTGCGGTCGCGTTCTGGTCGTCAAGAAAGTTTGGCCGCCGTCCGCGTTTGAAAACGCTCATGCCACCCGTCCTTTGTATTCCGCCGTGTGGATGAGTTCTTTCCAGGAGCGGAATCCGAGCTTTCCGGCGATTGCCTCCCTGACGCGGGCGCTGGTTTTCTCCTGGAATATGACGGTGCGCACGGTGTTGTTGGAGACGCCGATTTCTTTGGCGATCGCGCGCTGGGTAAGGCCCTGCAGCGCGAGCTGATACTTGATCCATGCGCCGAGCGATCGCGCTTCTGCGTTCTCGGTGAAGTTTCCCTGGTTGCGTTTTTCGATGTTCGAGTCCATAATGTAAAAGCTCCTTTGTCCCGTTGGGACTGTTTGGGGTGAGAAAGATGCGCAGTGGACCGTCGGAAGTTTCCTGCCATCTTTCTTTTTTTCCGGTTCAAGGGTTCTTAGTAACCTGCCGATAATCTTAGTATCGTCGCAATTTGTAATGTTGTCAAGTTAAAAGTTACGTTATGTTAGTTTTATATTGGTGGTTTTATGGGTGATGATGGCTTAAAAGAACGTTTTGTTATTATCAGGAAAGAATTGGGACTAAATATTAAAAACTTTGCCGATTCTCTGGATATGGCCCCAACAACTGTCAGTAGCATTGAATCTGGATCGAGGGAACCATCGAAAGAAGTTCTGATCAAATTAGCCTCTCGATACAGTGTGAATCTTCACTGGATGCTAACAGGGGATGGAAATAAGTATGCATCTGAGGTTGGGTTTCCCAAAGGGCTTAAGGATCTTGTAACAATCAGAAGATCCAATTCCGATGGACGAAAACTTGACAGCTTGCCTGATGTAATGGCAGAGCAAGAAATTCATCTTCAGGAAAAACAAGGACAAGATTTTAACCTCTTCAAATTTCAACACGGAAAAACAATCATGATTGATGCCGATGAAACCGATCCTTCAGCTTTAGTAATTCTACCAGTCTATGGACAACGTGCATCAGCAGGGCCCGGACAAGAACAGACTCAACTTGAAGCAATCGAAGCAAATATTCCAGTTGTTTTTGAGATGCTGGGAGGGGCCGCTCCGCAATCATGCGGCGTCGTTCGTGTTGTAGGGGATAGCATGACAGATATGGGCCTCTTCGATGGTGACTTGGCGATATTCGATCAATCCCGATTGGAGGGAGATGGCGTTTTTGTAATAAGTATCGGTAACGCTGTCCGTATCAAACGATTGGAATATCGCCCTTTCGATCAGAAAATAATCATCAGTAGCGAAAATTCAAAGCGATATCCAAATCCAGAAATTATAACGTTCGAGCAAGCCGAAGCGCTCTTATGTGTTCACGGAAAAGTTATTTGCTGGATGCATCGGCATCCGTACTAATATAAAAAGGAGATTCAAGAATATGAGTTTTTTTCAAATTATTTTATTCACTTTCGTAGGTCCTTTTATCATTTTCTTTGTCTGGTTTTTCCTTCAAACAAATTTAAAAAGGCGTATCGTGAAAGGTGGAATCAAAGAAGAGGAAATTAAACAAGAACAAAATGTAAATAGAGGGATTATCGCAGGAGCTATTTTTTTATACATTTTTGTACTTGGCTATCAAATTGTATTTCCGAGTCAACAAGAAAAAAAAGCAGCTTCGATAAACTGGATTGTATCAAAAGACAGCGCGGTGAATCTTTCCAATGAGACGCTCATACAGATTCTTTCAAGTTTTGAAAATCACTGTGCAGGACTCCAGAAATATCCGGATGCCATTGAATCAGCAAAAGTTGATGTCCGAAAATCATGGCAGGGATACCCATGTGATGAATACGGCTGGAACAATATTATCATGATTCAAGTCGTCATAAAAAATGAAGCTGATATTCCGATCCGTGGAATTGGAGGGAATACTCTTTACTATTTCATCGGCGGGGGAAACAATCCCGGTATTGTCATAAAAAAAGATGTCTCTGCTCTTTTCTACGGATTCCAGTCTTTTAAGGAAAGCGAGGATTCATTTATAAGTGATACTTCGTATCGAAAGGTCGATAACCTATGAAATCACCTCGCCGCTTTTTCTTTCTAGGGTTTCTTGTTCTCGGACTCCTCGCGTATGCCGCGACGGAAGCGACTACCGTTTACGTCACGCCTAATGGAAAGAAGTATCATACGCAAACTTGCAGAACCATCGCGAAATCAAAGACCGTCACGGCGATCACAAAGGATGAAGCGATTGAACAGGGGTATACGGCTTGCAAAGTATGCAAGCCATGAAGGAGATATTCCATGCAACGAACTTCGGTATCATCTTCGGATCTTCAGTCTGTTGGCTATGAATCCGGGACGCTCGAAATCAGGTTTCACAATGGTGGAACCTATCAGTATTTCGGGGTTCCCGAAAGCGTCTATCGGAGCTTGATGAGCGCCGCATCGAAAGGCTCATACTTTCAGAACTATATCCGCGGCCATTACCAATACGCGAGGGTCTAGTTTTTCGGCTCTTTGCTGACCGTCAGAAAGATTCGTTGCCGTTCCGATTCTGCATTCATTCCGGCATCAGCTTCGGATATTCCGTGAACCTCATACCCTGCGCTTTCGAGAACCTGAACGAGTTCGTCAATTTCGCTTTTCTTCATTTCCTTCTCCTTGGAAAATTATCCGGGGACTCCCGGTTCAAGCTTTTTCCTTTTCAGTAAATGCTTCCGGGCACTGTTTTTGTAACGCTTCCGTCAACGCGTTCTTTTGCGCCGCAAGCCTGATATCCGCTGTATCGACATACACGATCCGACCGTTCTTTGTTTTTACTTTACTGGTGTTTTTCCTAAACTCAACCATGGTGCCGTCCTTTGCAGAACAATGATAGCAACGGCCTCTCTTCGTTATAGTGACAAAAGTAATTTTTTCGCCTGGTTGGATCATCTTGATTCCTTTTCTGTCTCTATCGAACTCGCTAGATGTGGCCAAAAGATACGGATAATTTCACCGTATACTTTTCCCCACATTCAGGACACGTTACGTTTGTCCACTTTCCATCTTCGCCGTTCATAAGTACATCAAGTTCTGCTTTTGCTTCCGTGTCAAATGTATTTCCACATGAGCACGTCAATTCAATCTTTCCCATAGCGACTCTCCTATACTTTTATTGTTCGACTCTGGTTTGGTTCGCTACTTCTTTTGCAAGCTTGGAGCCGCAATCAAAACAGTAGCGGATAATCTTCTTCTTTCCGCTTTTCAAGACCAGAATAACTTCCGCACAACTCTGCCAGAACCAAACAACTTTTTTACACTTCTTGCACTTATAAAACAACATGTTTCCTCCCATCCTATTTTTATTGTTCACCTTTTAAAACAGACGTTGTTAATTCAAGAACTTGCTTTGTATACTCAGCAAGTATTCTGTTTTGTTCTTCTCTTGCCTTTCGCTCGATCTCCATGCATTCATGTTGGAAGTGATATTCAATTAATAAACCGGCCCCTTTGCTTAACAAGAGAACGAGGAATATTCCAAGAAGAATCAGCATTATCATTTTCCCATTCGACATGGATTCCCTCCTAAAAAAACCGTTTTATTATTTCCCGTTCAACAATGCGTTACCGATACGATTCCGTGTTCTATATCGCATATCAGCGAGGCGACAAAGCATTTTTGCTTGTCTTTTCACTGATCTTCTTCCTTGATTATACCGATGGTGTTCCCCGTCGAAATCCTTTAATACTTGCATCATGCTTTTAAGTCTTGTCATCCATTTCTCCTGTTCGTTAATGGCATAACATATTCTGCCGAGATTATTAACCTCAAGGTTTATTTCCCTCGTGACATCACCTTATGTATTTGTCCTCAAACGGTATTACGTTCTTGAGAACATCCGTGACACCGCCAGAATCCTTGAACTTCTTCCACTCTTCAAAATGAGCGTTACAATAATGAACTCCGGGTGCAACCTCATGCGCATGCTTCCAGCATAATTGTGCGTCGCAGGTTTTTTCATTTCCAACTGGATAATCGCAGAGAAAATCAGATTCGCACCCACACTCACGACACGGACTTGGTTCAAGATCCTCGCCGCACATGAACATGATGACATCGTCTTTTCCTCGAACTCGCAAACACGCCATATGCCTATAGCGTTGATAATAGGACGTTCGGGAAGATATCTCATATAACAGAGGTTAAAATGACTTGCATCCTTACGGTGATTGATTTATGATCGAAAGTAAGCAGGGATTGTGAAGGAGTCACGCAGGTTCGCTTCGGCGTTCCGGACAGGGGGTCGGTAACGACTGTGCCTTTGGCCTCACGAACCCTGCTATTTTATTTTCTCGAACGTACTTATTCGGCTTATCTCATCCAATCCAATTTTATAGACTGACCTTACCGAAGCTGATTTGAGCATTCCTTTCTGGATAAAGGCCGGTTGAATTACGATCTTGATCTGTTCATCGGGTGCTGTTTCGTAGAGATAATATAATGTTTTATCGCCGGGATCGAAAAAGACATGAGAATCCAGCAAATAATCGATCATGCGAACCCATTCGAGTTTTGAAAGACTGTCGCCGGACGTCGCGTGTCGGTCGGCTTTTTGACCGCTAATCAGGCCCGCGCGCAACGTGATAGTCCGCGCTTCACCCAGATTGATATTCTTCTTCTCGAGCCAGTTTGTCACCTGCTGGTCGACGAAACCGACGGGGCAAAGTTTGTCGTTCCTCGCTTTTCCGTCGAGGGCAGAAATTACGAAATCGGTATACGAATCTTGGAACACCTGATTGTGCACGAGGCTTTTGGCGACAAGGTCGAACTGATCCTTATTTTTCTCGCCAACCTTCTTGAGGCACTCCTCAAATACCGGCGCGACCCGGCCGGCCTGTCCAGGATTCCACCCGAAGCCCGGCGTGATCCCTTTCGGGAGATGTTCAATCGTCCCCTTTCGTTCATTGTAGAATTGCTTGTATACGGTTTTCGGTACTTCCGTTTTCACCGTAAGCGTGCCTGCTCCGGTTCCGTCCGCGCGGGCTGGAATCGGGATGCCGGTCTTTTCATAGCGTGCTTTGCGCGCTTCCGAGACGGCTGTCGCATAACATTTACAGCCATAACCATTCGGCGGGAAATGGATATTCCAGAAAGGAGCATCTTTCGGAAGAATCAGACCATTCCATGCTGCATGCTGATCGCGGTGATGAACGCTTGTACCGATGCGGTACATCATATAGGGGTGCGCCGGGCTATCCATTGTCCGGTCATATACTCCTTTCTGATAAGCGCTTCGCAGATTCGTGCTGTAGATCGTTCTCAGACGGCGATCGCTTCCGAGTTGGGCATCGACCTCGCGACCGGTCAAAGGATCGGTCATGGTCTTACGGCCCCACCATCCTTTTTCCACGAGTTTCGGTTTCAGGTTTTTCTTGAAGCTCTCGAAAGTTTCACCGTTTTCGATTGCCTTCTCGATCGACACCTTAATGTCCGCGAGTACGTCAACCTGCATCGCTTTTGCGACGGTGAAAGCGCTTGCGTGTTCCTCGTTCCAGACATCCTTGTAAGAGAAGGCCGGTGTAAGCCGCTTCTGCTTTATGTAATCGAGCGCGGCTTTCGGCACCATCTTGGGATAATCGCTCAATTATCGGAATCCTCGAAATGGGTATCGCCTGCGGCGCGAGCCTTGAAGAATGCGACCGCCATCAATTCGGCGACCTTGTCAGGCTGCCATCCCGTTACAAGCTTCTCGAGTTCGTTCTTGTACTCCTCGAATGAGGATGACCGAGCGGCCGCCGCTTCAAGGGTTTTCGTGATCTCGTCCGAAATCTCGACGAAATCGCTCGCGGCCGCATCGTCAAGCAGTTCTTCCTCGGTCTTTACCGACTCGGGAATGCTCACGCTTTGCGCATTCAGCGCGATCCCTGCCGCGTTAAGTCCGGTTCCTGCTGGAGCGGGCGGCGGCTCAAGAACCTCGTCTTTGTCATCGGGAATAGAGAGCCCGAGAAGATTGTTGATCTCGTTCTTCTTGACGCGAAGTCCGAAAGGTACCATCGCCTTGACTGACTCGACGATGAGCTGCACGTTCTTCGCTTCGACGTATTTGATGCAAAGGCGAGGATAGACCTTTTGCGGCCCGAAGTTGAAATTGACGTACGGAATCACGAGATCGCGGTTCAGCGTCTGTTCGAGCTGGGCCGCATCGGCCTTGAGTATATCCTGCCGGACTTCCTCCTGAGACTGACTGTCGCCGAGCTTTCCCGGCGTTCCTTCGGCGCTCGCGGTTTGACCGAGAACCAGTTTTGATAATTGCTTGTCGACCCAATCAGCGTGTTTCTCGTAAACATCTGCATTCGTCCCGGTTGTCTTCGATTCGACGATATCGATCATCATGGAATCGGGTATCACCGCACCTACGTCCGTACCGATCGACGCGATCGCCTTTTTTAACGTTGCGATATCGTCCTTTGTGGCTTTTTTACCGTACTTCCCAAGACGAACCGGATAGCCGAAGCGATCGACAAACGCGGCCCAGCTCGTAACGTCATAATGCTTAATCAGCCAGTAAAAGATCGCGGTAAAGGATAGCCCGCTCGTAATCTGCTTTCCGGAAAGAAGGTTCGGTTCATGGACGATGAACTGATACGGTTTCAGCGGTTCAAGATCGCAGCCGATCGGCGTTCTGAGCGAAAGTTCTCCCGTGTCCCGCGCGTATGCGAACCAGCGCGGATCGCGAAACAGGAATTCCGCCGGGCGCCACCGATCGCCCGATGTGTCCCATACGATCTCGTTAACGGAAAAACCTTTCCCGAGCGCATCGAGCGCGTTCTTTCGTAAGTCCATGATATCGGGATGATTCAATATATCCTGTTTGACCGCATCGGAAATCGCGATGTCAGCGGCGCTGTCGCTGGCCGATTTTACGCACATCTCAAGTCCCTCGACCGCGTGCTTGCGAGTCGATAACACGGATCGGTAATGGGCGTCCCGTTCCTCGATCTCTTGGGCAATCTCAAGGTATTCGGCGGGAATATCGCCGTTGCGGACTGAATCAAGGATCGTCGCGAGGCGCGCGGGATTGAGTCCGCGGACAATACCGCCGCTCCAGATCGAGCGGTTCGAGTTTGCGACGGCGGTTGCCTGCTGCTCTTCCATAGTTTTTTTGTCGGCATCGTCCTTGCCGAAAAAGAAATCTTTCAGTCTACCCATTTATCTTTCCCTCCGTGCCGGAACGGGTTTTCTACGTTCACTGATTCATACGCGTATTTCTGGTATCCACCGGCGACTTCCGATTCACGGATCGCGAAGTCCGCAAGGACAGCCGCGCAACAGGCGTCGCCATGGCGCTTGGAAGATCCCGGTCCTGTTCTTTCCGAAATCAGCGGGATGCCCTGATGTAGTTTAACGACCCGGAAATCATTCTTGATAAAGATGTCGTCCGGAACCGTCGTCGTCTTGTCCTCGAGCCGTGTCCGGTATTGCGGAAAGTTCTCCGCATACCATTTTCGGGCGAGCATCACCTGCCAGATCATGCCCGGCCATTCCTGCGCCGCGAGTTCTGCGATCATTTGACCGTTACCGCGCGAATCGAACGCGCCGCCCCAGAAGTCACGCAACGCGCCAATCATGAGCTGGACGATTTGCCATTGCTGAGCGAACGGAACATTGCGCAATTCGATTACGCATAGTGTCGGTGTTTGCCCGTTCGGAAGAACCTCGTTAAACCAGTGAACGGTCAAGTCCCCGGACCGGGCGAAGTCGGAACCGAAGCAGACCGGATTTTCGGTGCTCTTGAGAATGGGCTCAACCTCTCGGAACCACTTGGCGATAACGGATTCGCGTTTGCTTTCTTTCTCGAATGTGAACGCGTTGGTCTCTGCATGGCGGAATATCCTGCTTTCGGGATCGGCGACTTGATCGAGCATAGCCCTCGTGAAGTAACGATCGCCGGAACTGCTCGGAATGCAGAACAGTTCCTCGTCAGCGCCATCGCCGTAATCTTTGATGAGCTGTTCGCGCCATTCCTTCTCGGCTTCAATCGACCAAGGTTTCTTTCCGACCAGGCAGATACGTTTGTAAAGGCCGTCGGCGAGGGCATCGTCAATGGTCGTGGTGTGCAATGAATAATCTTTCTTCCCGTCGTGGATTTCCTTTATCAATTCGTTGAACGGGTTATCATCGCCGTTATGCGTGGATAGAATCCGGACGCAGCCACCCCACATAAGCAGGGCCATTGCGGCCTTGAGTAATTCCGAAAGATCCTCGACGAAGGCGGCCTCGTCAATGATGACGCGGCCTTGTTTTGATCGCAAAGAACGTGGCTCTGAAGGCAGTCCCAGAATCTGGAATCCGGAGTCGAATCGTATCCGATAAACGGTTATGTCCTGATCTTCGTCTTTGATAACGATCTCTTCGACGTCCGATGCGGCCTTTCCGAGAAGCTTTGCCCAGTACGCGCAATCGTCGATGAACTGCCGCGTCATCTCCTTGTTATAGGAGAGATAGTTTGAACTCATGCCTCCGGCTTTTCTCGAGAGCGAGGCTGAAAGAACTGAATCCAATGCCTCGACGTACGATGCACCGCACCGCCTCGTTTTCTGCCACACCTTTACTCTGGATTTATCTTCCAGCCATCTTTTTTGGTAGGGGAGGAGTATTTCGTCATCCATCATTCAACCCAAGCAATTCTTTGCGGATCTCGGCCATCGTCTCCGTCGAGATTCCGTCGCGCCGTCCTATCGAATCGACCTTTTCGACCGCTTCCGCGAGCACTCGCGTCCTGATTTCCTGTTCCCGATCGGCATTCAGTTTCTCCGCCTGCTCAAGATCCTTGAGACCGCGCGACACCTTGAAGATAACATCGGTTATCAGTTGGGGATCGCTTTTTCCGGATTCCTTCAGATCGTCGAGATCGGTAATGAGATCGAAGGCCGCGAGCCGTATCTGCTCATTTACGACCTTACCGAGTTTGTTTCGTCCCTCGGCTCCGAACTTGTCGAGATATGCGTCGGCGACTTCCTTTGCCTGCCGGTTCTTTTCGCTGAACCGTTTCATTTTCTGGGCATATCGATTGAGCGAACTTTTCGATAACAGATCTTCACCTGCCTCGGCGTTTATCAGGTCAACGATTTCCGCTTGTGTTACGGCGGGATCGTTTAAAAGCTCGATAAGCTTTTTCCGAAGATCATCGGGAAGGCGATCGATAGAACTTTTCTGTCCCATCATTCCTCCATCGGAGAGTCAATCCCTTCCGCTTTCACATATCCTTCGGCAACTTCAAGACCGGGACGCGTGATCGTCGCGATGACAAGCCCTGATGTTTCGAGGCGTTTGGTTTTAATATATCCCCGGCGTTCAAGCCAATTGATCTGCTCGTTCATCTCTGCAATACCCAAGGAATGCCCATAGTCGCGAAGCAACCGCTGAAGCATTTCATTCGAGAGGCTATGCCCCGCATCTCTCTGAAGACCCTGCAGAATGATGATTCGCTGGTTTGAAGAAAATATCGTTTCCATGGATTACTTCCTCTGAGCCGCCGGTTTGTTGATAAACCAGTTTTGTATTGATGCAAGAATCGGGCGAATCTGTTTGAGCTCGCCTTCGATAGCGCTCATCCGTTCGCCGTTTTCCTTGATAACGGTGTCTTGTAGATAGGTTATACGGTTCTCAAGTTTTTCAATTTCTTGTTTACGTTCAGCTCTTTCCGCAGCGATCTCTTTTTCTCTCGTTGTTTTCTCCAGATTAACGGATTCAACGAGCCCTTTTTTAAATTCTGCGTCCTTTTCTTCCTGCTTCTTTTTCCAGTAAGAAAAGACCGTGAAAGAAAGTGCCAGAACCGAGATAAACGTGCCGATGGCGGTTAAGACAAATTTTGCAATCTCCATGAAGGCCCCTTTGTTTCTTTCACGGTATCATTTATCCGGATTGGTTCCGTCTAACCGTGGTTATTTAATTGCGCCATCAGGCTAAGACAGATATCTTAAGTCTTAAAAAAAGAGAAACCGAACTTTCTCGCAATCCACAGTCCAGCCCCTACGAGTCCGACGATCCCAAGTACGATGAGTATCGCCGCAAGAGTATTCCGTTGACCGGATGTTTTCGCTTCGCTTACCTGCGCCGAAGCGAGCGCCGTTTCCGTCTCGGCAACTTTTTGAGTCGCTTCCGTAGTGAGTTTTTTTTCCTCCGTGCGGGACGAGACAAGCGCGACGACGTTTTCTTTGAGGGCAACGGCCTCTTTATGAGCGGCGACAACTGCATCGTGAGCCTCACCGGTCGTGAGCGATTCCGCGAGATCGAGCTTTTCAACGACGCTCACGGATTCAGCGGAGACGCGGCCCTCGATGATATCGGTTTTCTCCTGCTGGTCGCGGAGATCATTGAGTGTGGCCGTCCCGCTCGTCTGACATCCAGCGAGCGGGACGGCCACGGACACAATGAGTCCTGCCAAAACGATCGTCCCCCAGAGGTTCTGTAATTTACTCATTACACCGAACTGATCTTTTCCTGCCATTTCTTCAGGATCGTTTCATACGAGAATACCGGGACGGCGAAAAGCACGGCCCACCAGAACCAGACCTGGTTCGGCTCGAAGAATCCTCCGATGCGAAGGAGCCAAGCCATAACGAACGACAGAATCGCAGGAACCCAAACGCGATAGCCTTTGAGCCTGTCTTTCTTGTCGAACTTCTTGATGATCTCGGTAAGAATCACGACACACAGTATCGCGATCACAACGCATACGGGAAAAAGTGTAGCTATATCCATCTTTTACTCCTTGACGATTTATTTTTTTGCGCCCGGCCAATTTGCGAGCAGCTCAAAGTGGTCACTGTCCCAACCCTTACCCCATATCTGACCATAGCCACCCGCACACCAATCAAGTCCGAAGGTTTCGGCGATCAAACCGAGTTCCTCCCAGACCTGTTGCGGCGCTGACCACCACACTTGGCCATTTTTCAGCGGGGCAATATCAATGGCCTCGCCGGTGAGATGTTTCGAGGACATCGTATTGGTGACAGTTCGCTTGTTTTCGTCTGCGGTAATAGTCCAGAGTCCGGCCTTGCGTCTAAGGCTATTCACGGTCTCAAGAGACTCGCGGCCCTGCGCTTTATATGCGGTCTGAACCTCGATCGTTCTCAGGGTTTCTATGACGATTACCGCGACATTTTTTTCTTTGCAGTAATCCAGCATATTGTGTACGCGCTTGGCGAGTTCCGGTTTCAGCCTGTCAACATTCGTTATGAGTCCCATTCCCTAACTCCTTTTCGATATCGTATGGCTTTGGTCATAACGATTCGTATAACGACAGTTAGTTTCGGGCAAAAAAAAGGAGCCCTCGAAAAGGCTCCAGAAATTACACATTATGCAAACTAATTGAATCAGGCTTCCCGCAAAATCCCGCTATTTCCCCAAAAATCCCGGCTTTTCTTGCACATTCACCTAGATTATCTCAGCCTTTATCAGCGTCGAATAAAAAAAGGCCGCTTCACGAGGTACGTACTATAGTGAAACGGCTCTTGTTCGTGGTCATGTTTTTTGACCATGATCCTTTTTCGGACTGCCAATTTTAACGGCAATCCGTCCGGCATGAGTTGCCTTTTCCGGACGGATTTCGATGCGCTATTTTTTTGCTTTTGTTGTGGCAGGCCCTTTTGTACCAGTTTTCTTCGCCACAGTTTTCTTTGCGTCTTTTACCGCTGTTTTTTTGGCGGGGACGGTTTTCGTCGCCGGCTTGGCCGCCGCGGGCTTTTGCGTAGCTTTTGCCGGCTTTTTGTCCGCTGCGACTTTTTTCGCGGTCTTTTTATCGGCTTTGACGGCGGCTGTTTTCTTTGTGTTTTTTTTTGCCGCTGAGACTTTTCGAGCGGTCCTTTTATCAGCTTTAGCAACGGTGGATTTCTTCGTGGCCTTCTTTGCCGTTTTTTTGCCGCCGGCAGCCGTTTTAGCCGCTATGGCCGCCTGCGCCGCAGCAAGACGGGCCACGGGAACGCGGAACGGTGACGCCGAGACGTAATCCATACCGGCCGCGCAGCAGAATTTCACTGACGCGGAATCGCCGCCGTGTTCGCCGCAGATTCCGACCTTGAGCTTTGCCCGGGTCGAGCGGCCCTTCTCTATTCCCATCTTGATGAGCATTCCGACGCCTTCCTGATCAAGGCTCTGGAACGGGTCGTTCCGGAAAACGCCGGCTTTGTGCTCGTCAACGTAATCGGGCAGGAATTTTCCCGCATCGTCGCGGCTCATGCCGAGCGTCATCTGGGTAAGGTCGTTCGTTCCGAACGAGAAGAACTCCGCCACTTCGGCTATCTTGTCGGCAAGAAGCGCGGCGCGCGGCGTTTCGATCATCGTGCCGACCATGTATTTCACGGGTACACCGGCTTTCTTGATGACTGCGTCGGCGGTTTCTCGCGTTAGCGTCTCGAGGATCTTGAGCTCCTTCGCGTCGATGACGAGCGGAATCATGATCTCGGGAATGACGGATCCGCCTTTCTTCGCGATATTGCAGGCGGCGGTCATGATTGCAGTTACCTGCATTTCGAGAATCTCGGGATAGGTAATCGTCAGGCGGCAGCCGCGATGGCCGAGCATGGGATTCGCCTCATGGAGTTTTTCGACGCGTTGCCTGACCGTCTCGAAGCTGACGCCAACCGCCTTTGCCAGCGCCATTTGCCCCGCTTCGTCATGCGGCACGAATTCGTGGAGCGGCGGATCGATAAGCCGGATCGTAACGCCGAGCCCGTCCATCGCCGTGAAGATTCCCTCAAAGTCCTTGATCTGGAACGGCAGTAGTTTCGCGAGCGCCGTCTTCCTCGTCTCGACGGTATTCGCGATAATCATCTCTCGGATCGCGAGGATACGCTCTTCGGAATCGAAGAACATGTGCTCGGTCCGGCAAAGGCCGATACCCTCCGCGCCGAGCCGCCGGGCGTTTTCCGCGTCATAGGGCGTATCGGCGTTCGTCCGCACCTTGATCGTACGGATTTCGTCAACCCATTTCATCAGGGTTTCGTAGGCGGCCGGCGGTTTCGGCGCGACGAGCTTGAGCGCGCCCGCGTAGACGTTGCCCGTCGTTCCGTCCAGCGTGATGAAGTCGCCTTCTTTTATCGTGAAATTTCCGACGGTGAATTTTTTCGCTTCATAATCGATATTCAGCTTCTCGCAGCCGACGATGCAGCACTTGCCCCAGCCGCGCGCGACGACGGCCGCGTGGCTCGTCTTGCCGCCCGTGGCGGTGAGTATCCCTTGAGCGGCGTGCATGCCGCCGACGTCCTCGGGACTGGTCTCCTTGCGGACGAGAACGACCTTTTCCTTTTTCTCGGCGAGTTCTTCGGCTTTTGCGGCGGAGAAGCAGACCTTGCCCGAGGCGGCGCCGGGAACCGCGTCGATACCCTGCACCATGAATGCGTTCTTCAGCTCCTGCGTCTGACTCTTGTCGATGGCCGGATAGAAGATTCCTTCGATATCGCTCGTGCGGATACGTCCGATCGCCGTCTCCTTCGAGATCAGCTTTTCGTTTACCATGTCGACGGCGCACTGGAACGCGGCCGCAGGCGATCGCTTGCCGGTGCGGCACTGGAGCATATACAGCTTTCCTTCCTCGACGGTAAACTCGAGATCCTGCATGTCGGTGTAATGTTTCTCGAGGGTTTTGCGGACGTCGCACAGCTGCTTGTAGGCTTTCGGGTTCTTCTTCTCGAACTCGGAAAGCTTTATCGGTGTGCGGATTCCCGCGACGACATCCTCTCCCTGCGCGTTGACGAGATAGTCGCCGTAGAACACGTTGTCTCCCGTGTTCGGGTCGCGGGTAAAGCAGACTCCCGTTCCCGATGTTTCGCCCATATTGCCGAATACCATCTGCACGATGTTTACCGCGGTGCCCTTGATGCCGACGAGCTTCTCGACCTTGCGATAGGTTACCGCCTTGTCAGCCATCCACGAGCCGAACACCGCTCCGGTTGCGCCCCAGAGCTGTTCAACGGGATCCTGCGGGAAATCTTTCTTGATGGCCTTTTTATAGATGGTTTTGAAGTTCTTGATGAGCGCGGAAAGTTCGGCTTCGTTCACGTCCGTATCGGCGATCTTCGCGGCGGCCTTCGATCCGAGCCGCTTGCGCGTCATCGTTTCCTTTATTTCGTCGAACGCGTGGTCGAATTCCTCGCGCGGAATTCCCATGGCGATGGAACCGTACATCATGATGAAACGCCGATAGGCGTCGAGAGCGAACCGCCGGTTCCCCGTTTTTTTCGCGAGTCCTTCCACCGATTTGTCGGT